AACAAATTAGAAGGGTTGTAGTCTAACCATATTGTCCCGCTTGTTCTTGTTGCTAATTGTGTGTAAGCATCAAAGGGTACATTGTTACACTCGTTAATATATAAGTCTGTTCTTCTTGCACCTCTTAGTTTATCAGGTTGGTCAGTTGAAAAGAACTCTATATAACTACCATTAGTAAAATTGTATTTTAAGGTACTTTTATTGAACTGTGCTTCACTATACCTATTCTGTCCTTTAAGTATGCCTAAGAAGTCCTTTAAAGCACCTCTACGTAGGTGTGGTATACTTTCACTTACTACACTTATTTCTTTGTTTGGGTTTTTTACTGCATAGTCTATTAAGATAGCAAGGATTGATATAGTCTTTGATGCTGATGTACCACCTTTAACTATTCGTATCCTACTTTCTAAATCCCTTAATTTTCTAGTTGCTATAGTCTGCTTTATACGCATACTAATCTACAAACAACGGTAAGTCCTCGTTGATTGATATATCTTTAGTTTCTCTTGGTTTACCTAAATAGTAGTTGAGGTATAACTGAATCCACTTTATATCTCCAGATTCAACTCCTTTCTTTAAAGCGTCTAGTGCAGCATCTTCTAAAGGGGATAATCTTTCTACAAGTTTTATTTCTTCGCTTTTAGGTTTTCTTCCCGCGAATCCTTTTGTAGAATGACCACCATTATTTTTTCTACCATCCATAATTAAAATACATTAATTAATTAATACAATAAAAAAACTATTTGTTTGTTAATCAAAGTTCTCTATTCTATTAGGTTCGTACTTCTTTAGTAAACTTTTTAGGAAGTTGTATTTTTGTTTCAAGACCTTGTATTGTTTCTCGTAAAACCCCTCTAATGATTCAGCACTATAAAACTCATCGGGGTTAACACTTATAGCGTAGTCTATTCTTTCTAAGATTGTATTGTAATCGGTTATTATTTGTTTGTCGTACTCCAACCAGTCCTTTAGGTTTCTTAAAGAATGTAGTACAGTAGAATGGTCTTTGTTTAGCGTTTCCCCTATATGGGATAATGGTAGTCTTGTTTTATCTCTTAGTAGCTTGTAGTAAATGCTTCTTGCTTCTACATATTCTCTTTTTCTAGTGTTTGTATCTAGTTTAAGTTGATAGTATTGTTCAACTATTTTTTTAATCATTTCTTTGTTCATCTTGTATTTTTAAAATTAAATCTTTTATTGTCATATATCCTGATTCGTGTATTGCTTTTAATATTCCTGCACAGGCTTCATACTCTTCTACTTGTTCGTAAAGGTCAATAGCTTCTTCTAGTTCGGCAATGTTTCTACCGTTTGCTATATCTACTAAGGCAAGTAAGTAAAATTCTTCTATTAAATCTTTATTCATTTTTTACAAAAGTGCCATTGACCATTTTACCTGTTCTATTTATAATTACATTATAAGCACTTTTAATACAATCTTCTATTTTTAAATTTTCAAGTTCTGCTAAGTTAGTTAACACTATTACAATATCCCCTATTGCATCTATTACTTCTTCTTTGTTATTTTTTAATAACGCTTTAGCTAACTCACCGGCTTCTTCTTGTAATTTAATATATTGTGTTTTACTATCTCCTTTATCTAATATACCTTTTTCTTTAGCCCATTTCCGTATTAATTCAAAATCAGTATATTTTTTTTGGGACTCTATATAATTAAATAAAGTTTGATTATATATATACATTCCAAAATTAGAATATTGACTTTTTAATAATTTACTTTTAATAAATTTTAATGTACTTTTATTAATTTTAATTTCACCAAAATCCGGTAAATTTAACATTTTTAATCCTGAATGATGTTTATCAAAATCTTCTTTATTAAAAACTTTTGCAAAAGTTGTTGTTTCATTAGTTATATGAATTTTTTCCATTGTATTAAAATTTAATTGATTGTAGGGAATCCTATCCCGCTTATATCCATATTTATCTTGTAATTCAATTTCTTTATTTGAAGCATCATTAATATTTGTAGTTTTATATAATATTTCATATTCATTCACTCCTTGTTCTTTAAGTCGCTCTTTTATTCTATGAGTACACCCAATTTTGTTTGTTCTTAATATTCTGTATACATAATAAGTCGTCATATAGCTAAAGGTGCTTTAATTAATTTATTTGATTTATAATTATCTAAATAATAATTATTATAATATCCTTTTAATTGAGGCAATTTATAAGTATCACTTTCTAAATATAAATTAACCTGCTCAATATGATTTTTATAAATGTGTGCATCGGCTAAATTTAAACCTAATTGACTTGGGATTAAATTACATTGTTTAGATATTTCAATTAAAAATAATGCTCCAAAAATTATATCATAAGGTAAACCTAAAAATAAATCAGAACTTCTAAAGTGCATTACTAAATTTAATTTATTATTACTTCTTACAAAATTAAGTTGTGTATAACAACAAGGTAAGGCTTGCTCTTTTAAGTCTGATGGATTCCATAAAGTAATAATGGCTCGTCGAGTATTATTTTTAATTTCATTAACGCAATAATTTATTTGATTTATAGAATTATTATATTTATTAATTTGATAGCCATATACTTTACCAAGCTGTCCCTTAACCGCAAAATCATTCCACCAATTAATATTATTATCTTTTAAATATTTTAAATCAGTGCGCCCCTCATATATCCATTTAAACTCTGCTAAAGCTTTTTTAAAATATATTTTTTTTCCTGTTACTATTGGAAAACCTTCATTAAGATTAATATTAATGCTTTGATTAAATAATTTTAAGGTATTGATACCTGTTCTATTTTTATTTTCTTCACCATATTGCAATACACGCAATAATAAATCTTTATATGCTTGTTCAAACTTATTCATTATTTTTAAAATTATTTAATGCAGCTATATAACCCACAGCGTCTAACAAAGTATCCTCTTTTGAATTATATGCCATTCTACTTATTTTTAAAGCAATCATACATTTATAAAAATCTTCTGTAGTAATTTTTTTATTACATAATTCAGATGCCACTAGAGCAGCTTTTTGCATTGATTCAGTAAACGGGCCGTACTCTCGTTCTTTTTCTTCTGAGCGAAGATTAATTATTTTGTTTGCTTCTTCTAAAATATTCATAATATTCCTCTCATTACATATTGGTCTAAATCGTTTTCTTCCTGAAAGAAGTACTTATAATTATCTACTGCTTGTCTAAATTTCTGTTCGCCTCTTGATAAGAAGTCATCACTAACATCAAATATTCCAATATCGGTACTTGCTTTATCAATAACTAAGAAAACAAACTTATCCTTGTTGAATAATTTAAGGTATAACCACGCTTGAAGGTCATAGGAATATTTATCGCAGGAGTACCGAAATGAATTTAGGTCGGCTGTACTTTTCAGGTCAATGATTGCATCTCCCTGTATAATATCTGCCTTGCCTCTAAAAGGTAATCCCTCAATCATATCTATTGCGGGAACTTCAAACTCTGACTTGTTTAATAGTTTGAGTGCTGCTTCATTTCTTAGAACCGCATCTGCTAATCTTTCTGCTGCGCTACGTTCTTTGGTTAGAAATACTTCTCCATACTTTTCCTTAGCATCTTTGTACTTATTTGTGTTCTTAGTAGAAGCGTCTACAAAATGTAACTTGTCTACTTTGTGGGGTTCAAGTATTAACCAATGCACTAACTTGCCTGCTGCCAATGCAGGACTGTCTCCACTAGGGTCTCCGTACTTTAAAATGTTTCTGTAAGTCTTAGGACTTTTTAAGATTGTTTTAAGACTTGAACTACTCAAAGCGTATTGTCCTAAGTGTCCGTAGTAAAACTCGTCATCGTACATTCGGGTAAGTATTTCTTCTTTACCCCAATGCTCTCCGTTTAATAGTGTAATCATAACTCAATAAATTCTGTTTGTTCTTCTGTTCTTCTGTTTAGTTCTTGTTCGGCTCTTGCTTTATCAGATTCTAAACCTCCACCATTTACAATAGTGTAAAGGTATTCCTCTGTTTGTTGAGACCAAAACCAGTCGTTGTAATTAAATTGCATATTGTTATTTTTGGTAAATATAAACAATTATTTAACATCTTGTTCTTTTGGGAATATTTTTTCTTCAAGTTTTTCTATTCTGTTTAAAGCAACGACCAAAGCCTGTTGGGTTAACTTTAAATCGTGTTGCATTTTTACTAATGTAGATTCTTTCACTTCTGTTGTTTTAGTTTTTCTATATATAATATTCCATCCATCAATTCCTCTTGAAGATGATTCAGAAACTTATAGAACCCATCAGGGGAATCATATAAAGTAGTCCCATACTTCTGAATCCCTTCCCCGCTTCTTGCTCTCATTGTCCTAACCACATCCTCAACAATAGGGTCTTTAGGTATATGGTTAAAAGTTGAATCGGAAACATATCCTCCCGCTTCCAACATTTCTTCATACTTTTTAATACTATCGCTCATTGGTAAAAAAATAAAATAATTTAACTAAAAAATGTTCAGCCAATCTAAATATTAAATATCCTATAAATAAATCAGCCATATAACGCCTTGTATTTTTTTAGGTCGTTTTCTAATTCCGCAATCTTTTCATCGGCTTTCCTTGCTCTGTTTATTGCTCTTATCTTGTCTGCACGGTATTCACTTAAAGACTGGTTAAATGCTCTTTGTTCCATAATTAAATTATTAACGTAAAAGCCTATATCCTGCCAAGCAAAGTAAATTTCCCTTAAAGATTCGTTTTGTGGTTTAGCACTTCGCCATTGTACTATCTTTTCCCCAACTAAATTAAAGTCGGTGTAGTATTTTATTTCCTTGATATTGTTCAGTTTGTTGTTCATAAATATTGGTTATATACAGCCTGTAGGTCTTTCCATACTACCTTACCAAAACTACAGGGAGTACATTCTACTTTAGTTTTAAATACCCTTTCGTAGATGTTTTTATACGTTTCCTGTTCTTCGGGTGTCCACTTATTCTTTTTCGTATCTACAGCCATTTTGATTAATTCAAATTCCTGTTCTGTTAAACATTCAGGTTTTTTGTACCTAAACATTTCATTTAGTTTTACCTTACGCTCATCGCATCCACAATCTTCTCCTGCTAAAAACTTTACAGCTTTCTTTATTCCAGTTGCCTTTGTAATCTTTTCAACCGTGCTTCCTAAACCCTCACTCGCTTCTGAGTGTTTCTTTTTCCACTCTTTGTACCCCTTAGTTCTTTTATCTCCTTTAAAGTCTGTCATAGTCGTTGTTTTTATAATCTTCCCAATCTTCGCTGAACCTTTCTTTAAGTTCCGCCTTTGCTGCTTTTAAAGTGTTAAATATACTAACCCAACTTATATTGGTTTCTGATGCAATCCCTCTAATACTTAAATCAGAATCCCTATACAAAGTAAATAACTTTTTTTCGTACCATCTCCAATTGTCTATGTGTTCATCAATCATTGTACAAATCTTATTAAAAGCTATTTGCTCATCCATTTCCGAATCGTCTCTAATTTCGAAGGTATTTTCATCATCGTCAATATAAACCTTGTTAATCTTTCTTTTATTGTTGTAATACTGATAATACAAAGAACGAAGGGTAAAATACATATAACCCCTACTAACAATACCATCTCTAATAATCTTTGTTTCATCTGCATATTTATAGATAGTTAGATACGCCTCCTGTACTAAGTCCTCTGCGTAATCATACTCTCCAAAACTTTTTACTATACTAAGCCATTCCTTGTGCCTTTGTGCTACAATTCCAAGCCATTCTGCGGGTTTGTCCATATTACAGTTATACTAATAATGCCTATCAAACATTGTAAGGTTATTTCGTAACCCTCTTCTAACTGTTCTTTGCTATATAAAAATCCGAACATCATTCCTATAATAGGGGATAATATTATCTCAGCATTATTTATTTGTCCTATTACCATAAACGCTAAACCGATAACTAATAACCCTGCTATTATAATCATACCTCCAGTTCTTTTACTTTTGTTTCGTTGTGTATTAAATCTTTTCCTAAGTATTCAAATCCTACATTGTTTACTTTCATCCTTAAACTTATAGGTTTTTCAAATGGTGTGGGTCTGCCTCCTGTTTCGTTTTCTTTACACTTTTGAACAAAAATATGAGAATACATCCATTCATTTGGATGAGCAACATATCTGTGTATTGCCCATATATCATCGAAGCGTGAAGATACCTTTGAGCCTCCTTCTGCATCACTCATTGCAAGTGGTCTTGTCAAACTTTCGTATTCGTGACCTAAATGATGCACTTGCCTTAAGGCAGAACTTACACCGTGCATATTTACACAAATTTGTATATCGTTGCGTTTGCTAAATATTCTAAATTCAGATAAAACTTGGTAATCGTAATCGTGAGAATTACCTACCATCTTTAATATTGCAGCATCTTTAGCTAAAGAATTATAAGGGTCTATTAATAAACCATCGTAATCCCAAGCCTCTTTTATTTGTTGTGCTTCTTTTAATAGGCTTTTATATGTATATAATTCCTCTACTTCAATTATTTTAAAATGTTCATTTGACCATTGTACTGCTTTATCTATTAATAAGTCTGTAGCTTCTTGTATTGGCTTACCCATCCTAAACTCTATAATCTTTCTTAGAACCGATTCAGGGCTGTTTTCACTAGACCAAACTAAAAATCTTAAACCGTGCATCTTTGCCCACAAAACATAAAAATAAATTAAAGTTGTAGTCTTTCCAACATTAGCGTGTCCAATAACTGCAAGACAGTTGCGCTTCCATCTTATAAACTCATCAATCTCAGGAACGCCAATCTTTAAACCTTCCTTTACTCTACCGTACTTTATGTCTAGTATCTTGTTTTGTAATTTCTTTGCTTGTGCTATCATATACTCTTAGTTAATATTGAATACTTCTTTTCCATTCTTACTGACTGCCCTTCTTCTTTTTCCAAATAATATCCTACTATCGGGTTTACATTGTAATTCCAAAAGTCCATCGGCATTTCTTCTCCTTCTCTTATTTTTCTCATAAAGGTATAAAAAAGGGGGCTATTAACCCCCAATTAAATTAAAATGGTAAATCTGCTGTTTCTTCTCTTGCAGGGTTTTGTTGTTCATTGCCTACATTTCCTATATGCTTTGCAACTCTCCACCCTATAATTGAATTGTAATATTTACCGTTATACTCGTTTCCTCTTAGATTAATTGATACACTTACAGGGTTACCTACTGCAAAGTTATTAATTAACTTTACATTGTCTCCTAGTAAGTCAATAGCAATATCCTGTGGGTACTTTTCATTCGTTGTTACTACAAATGTTCTCTTCTGCCATTCGTTTCCTGCTTTACTTGTACCAGTTTGCAAGTCCTGAATAAGTTTGATGTTTCCTGTAATTTCCATAAATTTCTACTTTTATTAATTGATTATTATATTTAGTTGTGTAATATACTTTATTAATTTTACAATTTGTTGAGTTCATCTTCAATCTTTTT